ATGAAAATCAATAATGAATTTACCAACGAAAACGCCCACGAGTGGACAGAGCTTGACCACGTTTATTTGGTACAGGATGAACCGATCAGCGGCACCGGCGATTATTTCGAGAAGGCATTCCGTACGCTGGAAGAGGAGAACGACGACGCCCGCGAGCAGTGGCACTACCTCACCGAGCGCGAGCGCAAGCAGCGGCACATCTGGGTGTTTCGTGTGAATCGTGAAGACCTCGACCAGAGCATCGCCGACGAATACCTCCCGATCGACTGGAAAGCCTACGGCTGCGCCGGTTCAACCGAAGGTTGCTTCGACAGTGCGGAGGGGAAATAATGGCAAAGACCGAGCGCGTCAATATCCGCCTCACGCCGGAGATGAAAGAGAAGTTGCAAAAAGCCGCCGATGCGGAGAACCGGACGCTGACAAACTACATTGAAAACATAATCATCAATGCATTAAAAGAGGAGGGCTGAAAGGCCCTCCTTTTTTCTTCGCTCACTCAACGATACACTCGTAATACCGCACGAGCTTATCTTCGTCCGCGTCCTTATCGCAAAGAAACGCTTCGGCAAGGTCGGCATAGAACTCCGTGTTGTTGACGTTGAATTTCTTTGCCACCTTGAAGTAGTCCGAGTACAGCATGTTCATGGCGACATAGAACTCCATCGGATCACAGTCTATTTTCTTCTGTTCGAGAAGATTTGACGTCTGGTCAAAGCTCCAATGAGCGCCCCTGCTGCCGTCCTCGTTCTCAAGACCGTGCATCCACTCGTCCGCCATTTCGCGGGTCATACGGTCGTACCCTCCGGCATAGCCGCGGTCATACTCTCCGCCGTAGCTCTCGCCCATACGCGGCTCGTAGGAAAATCCGATTCGGCGGCGGTCGTCGTAGTAATCCGTGTATTCGTCGCGGTAGTCATTGCGCGGGGCATAGCGCCCATTGTTGTAATGCTCGCGGCCTCGGCTGTCGCGGTATCTGTCCTGCGGCGAATAGTCACGGTTATTCTGTATCTGGTAGTCTCGGATGCGTCTTATTCTGTCCGCTCTCATGTCGTCGCTCCTGTCTCCGCGTTAATGGCGGTAAGATCATTGCTCGGCGAGCAGCACGGTTTCCCGATCATTCGGAACGTGCCGCCCGTGGCGTTTGTGACTACAATCGTGCTGTACTTCGTCCGCGTCCGCACACCACACGCAGTCACGGGGGCGCAGCAACGATTCGTCAGCGGGAACTGCGCCGTTCCCGCGCCAATGGTGAACACGACCGGCGCGTTAATCGTCGCAGTCGTTGGGATGCTCTGCGCCAGAACGATACAGTATTTTTCTCCGTTGGAGTAGTTGCCATCCGGGAGGTTGACAACCAGATTTCCACCGGTAAACGTAATCGTCTGGCTAAGAATCAGCCTTTTGCAAAGCTGACAAACGGGTTTGCAAGCCATTTTAAACTCCTTTCAGGGGCGGGATTTCCCGCCCCGATTAACGTTGGTTCAGTAGCCGCAGCCGCTGCAAGTGTTCGTGTTGCAGCAATAAGGGTTCGCAACACTGTACGAAGGGATAGGCGACGGGCGAAGCGCATTGATGAGCGTCGCGTTCTGTGCGCTCTGCGAAGCGGCGAGCCGCAGCGCCTGATTGTCCGCCTCAAGGGTCTGGATCTTGCTCTGCGTGAGGAAGTCGAGGATAGCGCGGGTTCCGGCGTTCTGGTTGTCCGTGATGTCACGGGCAACATTCTGGATCGTGTTCCGGGTATCGCACGCCTGCGTCGCCATGTCATAGCGAACCTGTGCGATAGCCTGCCGATTCTCGCAGCAGCAGTTCTGATCCTGCATCTGCATGGCGTTGAGCTGCTGCATGAGCGCCGCCTGCTGATTGCATCGGGCAAGCTCCGCCGCAGAGAATCCGCTCGTCACGGCCTGCGTCACACCGGCAAATCCGTTAAGCATTCCAGTGTTCATCGCGTAGAAGCCGTCACAAACGCCGTTGTTCACCGCGTCGATCTTGCGCTCAACGTTCGCAAAGTCGGAGGCAAGGACATAGCCATCAGCTACACCGCCGGAATTGCCGCCGAAGCCATAGCCGCCGTTACCCCAGCCGAAAATCAGCGCAAAGATGATGATAGCCCACCAACCGTCGCCGCCGAAAAGGCCGCCTCGGTTATTGTCGCCCTGTCCGGCAAGAAAGCCGTTCATGAAATCGTCTGCCATAGAAAAAACTCCTATCAGTTTATTTACATCCGGGCGCGCGCCTCCCGGCTGCATTCGAGAAGCGGCTTTTAATCAAGATGCCGGAACTGATAGGAGAATGTTTATTTAAGCCCAAGACCTTTGGCGATTTCCTCCACGGTCGTGCCGCGTTCCTTCGCCATGTTCTCTGCCATCTGCCGGAGCTGGTCGGGCGTCTTGCCCTGAACCATCTTTAGCGCCTGTTGCGCTCGCGGATCACGTCCCGCCATCTGCTGCATTAGCATCATCGGGTTTCCGCCAGTACGGGCGAGGCTTATCAAATTGAAAATAGGATTATTCATCGTCGTCTTCTACCCTCCGGCGCTTTTTCGCTGTCAGCTCCGCCCGCAGAGCGTCAAGGTCGGCTTTCGTCGCGTACTCTACAGTCGGAGCTTGTTCCGGGGTGAAGAGCTTGAAATCAAAGAAGTCGGAAGCCCCTGTCTGCTGATTAAAGCGTTTCAGGTATATCATTCCGTGCCCGATGTCCGGCATTACGACGCCGAGAGAAAAGTAGTCCGTGCTTGTGGCAATAGCCTCTTCGCGGCTTGTTACCGGCTTGCAGACGTATCCGGGCGCAATCTGCTGCATGGGCTGAGGTCGCTGATAGCCGCCGTAAAACTGCTGTGGCTGTTGGTAGTAGTTTTCCATTGCTTCACGTCCTTTCTGCCCCCATTGTCGCATAAAAAAAGAGGGCTAACCCATCGGTTAGCCCTCAAAAACCCATCAAAAATCCGTCATTCGATTGCAGCGGCGATCTTGTCCTTTATCGCCCGTATACGGCGCTCGACCTTTTCCGTGCCGTACAGTTCCTTGTCCGTCTGCATGGCGAAAGAAATTTGCAAAACGCTCATACCCTTTGCCCGCAGGCGGAAGATTTTTAGTTCCTCGTCGGTAAAGCCGCAGTCCCGCTCAAACTGTTCGCGCAGCTCGCGCGGGAATTGCAGCTTATTTTTTGTCCCCGGCGTTGTTAAACTCCGTAGGATGCTCTCTGTCGTCATTGGCTACACTCTCCATGTATGCGTTAAAAAGTGTCTCTGCGAGGCTTTCAGACGCCTCGACGCCATTGATGCGGCAGAATGTTTTTACGGATTCTTTCATGATTCCGCAGTGTCGGTTTACAAAGTTTTTGTTGCCGTCAGGCGGCTTTGAACTTATCGTTCATTTCCTTAACGGCAGCTTCGAGAAGCACCTTAAGCTCGTCCTCCGTGGTTTTGATGCCCTTCTGTTCGAGCATGGAGGCAGCGACAGCCATGGCGCGGGACAGCTTCTCGTCGCCGTGGATATCCTTATACACCTGTTCAATGTACGCAACGGTAGTTGCCGCTACCTTGCGCTTGGTATCGGTATTGACATACTTTTCATACAGCTTCGCGGCGTAAGACGCGGCAATGCCGCAGATGGCGAGGATGATGTACTTGATGATTTCCATGCCGTAGGTAGTGATAATCTCGTTCATTGCAAATTCTCCTTACTTCAAAAAATCGTTTTTCTTTAGATGGCCCGCGTAGACGCAGTTAAGATGCTGAATGGTGTTTGCGGCGCGGTTGTTTTCGTATAGCGGGTGGCCGGAGCAGTAGTCCTCGTATCGGTCAACGTCCCGGAGAACGTCCGCCCAATGCTCGGCGGTGTGCAAGACGCCCTGCCGCACCTCATCGCCGAAGCGGAGGATGCGGCTTCGCGCCTCGTCCGCGCGGCACGCAGCGTCGTCCTCGATGTGCTTTACGAGCTTACCGTCTAAGGCGTCCAAACGCTTCACGATCTCGCTTTTGCTCTTACGGTTGGCGAGGATCAGCGAGAAGATGCCAGCAACGGCAGCCCCGCCGCACGCGGTGATGATTGTCTTTATGATTTCCATTTATTTCTCCTACTTTACTCCGAGGATACGGTTTACTTCGCCCTGCACGAGATCGTAAAACCACGTGCCGAGCTTCTGCTTTCGCTCCTCGCCGTTGCCCCACTTCCCGTCAAGCACCTCCTGCGCCATCGCCGAGACGCTTACGCATTCCCCGTCCTTTTCGTAGGGGCGTGGCTCGGCTCCGCCCGCCGCGCCATCGTCAAAATACGAAAGCGGGACGTGCATGATATCAAGGTCAAGTGGCTCCCCGCGGTACTGGTGAAAGATGCATTTCCCAGACAGATCGGGATAATGCTCCCCGTCGTTCCATCCCCACGCCGCGATCCATTTGTCATACCCCGTGTCCCCGATGCGGTTTTCAAACCAGTCGAGATTCGCGTACACACCAGTCCTGTTCCCGGCCTCTTCCATAGCCGCGCAGAAGGTCTTGCACATCGCGGTGATCGTCTCGTTAGACGGGAAGCCGTTCGTCTGCTTGTACCCGTCCGCGTCCTCCATGTCGAACCACACGCCGAGACGGGGCTTCCGGCCATTGAGAAAGCGCAGACACCGCTCCGCCTCCAATTTAGCCGTCTGCACATTCAGCGCATAGCTGTACCAGTAGATGCCCCACGGGATACCGAGCGCGTCGCATTTGGCAATGTTGCGCTCCGCCCATTTGTCGGCATTTCGGATGCCGTAGCCGCCGCGGATGATGACAAAGCCATCTTTGTACGTGGTGAAATCGAAATCGCCCTGATGCTCGGAAACGTCTATACCGTTCATTTCCATGTTCCTCCTTATGGATTGGCCTTAGCAAGGGCTTCTTGCGCCGTTCCGTTGACATTCAGCAGAACGCGCGTCACTTGTTTTGCCGCGCCGTTCACGTTCAAATACAGAACATCGCCAAACAACGCAGGCGCGGTGAAGGTCGCGGTTTGAACGGCGACCGCGGCGCCAACGCCGCCGACCTTTGCGGTAATATTTACGCCCTCTCCGGCTTCACCGACAAAATAGAACGTGGTCGTTCCTTTTGATACGTCGAAGGACGTGTCCTCCGTGCCGGTCACGTCGCCGATATCACACCGGAGCGTCCATTTCTCCGGCGGGTAGTAAGTGCCGTAGCTGCCGTTGTCGCTCGTCAGCTCCGCTTTAATGGCAAACTGCCTGCCGTTCAGGCGGGCGATGTACAATTTGCCCGAAAGGCTCCAATGGTTCGCCCTTCCGGAAACACTCTTTTCTTGCTCCCACGCGCTGCCGCTCGGGAGCTCCGGCGCTGTGGTGCTGAACGTTCCCATTCCATTCACCTCACACAGAATACCGTAGGTATATGTCGCCCGGCTGCCACTCGGCGGGCGGCATTTCGCTCGTCCCGGTGTAGATGTGCCGCACCTGATCGGCGGAAAGCCCGAACTTGGTGTAGGGGATGTCGTCGGCAAGCTGACCCGCGCCGACCGTCTTGTCCGCGATCTTTTCCGCCGTAACGACCTTGCTTCCGAGATTTGCCGTGCCAACCGCGCCGTTGGCGTTGGACAGCGCGCCAAGATTTGCCCGCGCCGCATCCGCCGTCGTTGCGCCCGTGCCGCCGGAATCGACGGGCAGCGCCGTGGTCTTAAAGGCCGCGCGGATTTTTGACACGATGTTAGACCAAGGGGTTTTCCGGTTCAGCGATACGGAAACATCATAGAACGGGAAATAGTCCCCGTCCGCAAGCGTCGCTTCTGCGGCAAGATCTTTTGTCGCCGCCTGTTTCGCTTCAATCGCATCGGGGATCGTAGTTTCATCGTCTGCGCTAACGGGGATATCGTCGCCGGTTAACGTCACATTGCCGGAGGCGTCCGGCGATTTCGTGTTCACTGTCACAACAGAGCCGGAGCCGTTCATTCCGTTATAAACGGAGAATGTGGTAAACTCCCCATTGTCGAACGTGATTTTGTATGTATCCGTAGTACCGGCGGCGTGCGTTCCGCTTTGCAGCGTGATGGACGCTATACCGTTGCCGTTCTTTACGTTGAACGTGGAAGTCGTTCCATCCGTGAGCGTGACGGTGTATGTGTCCGTCAAGCCGGACGTTCCGGTTTTGGCGATGCTCTTGATGGATGAGCCGTTTGTTACGGTAAAGTTGGTGCTTGTGTTGTCCGAGAACGAGATTTTGTAAGTGTCCACAAGACCGGACGTGCTGATTTTTGCAACGCTTGTGATTGCCCGACCGTCCGTTCCCTTGTCGCCCTTTGCGCCGGTCGCGCCGCGTACCGAGGTCGTCTTTACCTCCGTATCGTCAGCCATGATAAACGTCAGGGTATAGTCATCGTTTAGGGTAATGCTCTTAATGCCGCCATGACCGTCAAGAGCCGTTGCAAGGTCGTTGATAAGCACCTGCCCGGTCAGGGACTTTGCCTGTCCTGCCTGTTCCATAACAAACAGGTCTGTCGTTGTCACGGTTGATGCTCTCGGAAGCTCGCCTACTGTTTTATCTGCCAATGGTTATCCCTCCTTCGTTTCCGCTGCCATCTTCTCTGAAATCAGCTTTTCGATAAGTAGCTTGATGTAAACAAGCTTCTCGAAATTCTCCCATCCATCGACGCGGAGAGTACCGAGAAGCTCCTTGATTTTGTTCAGTTCTTCCATGCTTAAACTTCGCTTGCGTACTTCTGCCGCAGAGCCGCACGCTGTCCGCCGGTTTCGTTGACGAGATATTCAAACTTGGTATAGTGCTTGAATACCGTCTCATCTCCGTTTGCGGCTACATAGCGGATTTTCGCCGTTTTCTTCTCGTCTCCGAAGATCGCCGCCGCTTCCACGAATGAAAGGCCAGTCAGCGTGACATACAACAGTCCAACCGTAGCAATGCCGCAGAACGCGCAAGGGTATTCACTTCCGTCCAGAAAAATAATTTTGTCCACTTTTTCCTCCTTAAATGAGCCGCAATCCTTTGATCTGGTGTGTTACACCGTTAACAGTAAATGTATAAGAGCTATCAACTACCGTTTTACCATAAAGATGAAAAGCCTTGTTGGTAGAAAAGGATCCCGCAGAGGCGTTCATCGCCGCCGCTGTTGCAGCACCGGAAAAAACATCCCCAGCAAAATACCCGTTTGCGACGCCGCCGTTTAAGTATCCATTGGTATTCGCCGTCGTGATTGTTCCAGACCCTATCTGGCTGCCTTGTATTGTTCCGGCGTCACCGCCCGTCTGTATCCGGTTGGCATAGACATTTCCGGTAAACGTTCCGTCCGTTGCGTATAGTTGCCCGTAGCTGTTTACGCGGAATTTCCCGCCGCCGAGAGCGATGCCATCTGTACCGATATAAACGCCGTTCACCGTGCCATAGAGAGAGGACAGCGCGTTATAAATGGCGTTCTCCGTGATGGTGAAACCCTTGTTCTTACTTCCAATAAATCCGGACGTTGCCGTTATCTTGCCGGTGATGTCCACACCGTCTTTCGTCGCCCTGAACACTTCCTGCCCTGAGCTTTCCAGCACAAACCCGTCCGCCGTCAGAGACCAACCAAAAGAGGCGGAATTGCCGCCGGTCTGCGTCACTCTCGCGGCAATCTCCTGCGCGTGTAGTTCCAAAGCCGCCCGCATTTCCGCTTCGCTCGTTTCTCTGGCCGTGACCTCCGCCTGAATGCTCGCGGCGTTAACTCTAAGGCTTGCCCTCGTCTCGGCAAACTGCCGGGTGGTCTTCCGGTCGGTCGGGGATTTATATGGATACTCATGGTCAACCGCGTTCTCCTGCGGTGCGGCGATACGCGCCGCCATCAGCGTTGAGAAATTCGTTTCGTTGACATATATGCCGGAAAAAACGCCGTTGATGGTAACGCCGTCGCCCAACTCTGCCGCAGGGTCGAGCTTTGCCCATTCCGTGTCATACGGACGATAGACAAACTCCCCGATGCTCTCTAAGATGTCGTTTGCCATCTGTTGAGAACCCCATGGGCAGTCAAGCTCCAAGACATTATCCCCGCTCCCGGCCTCATAGAAGGAATCGTCGTCAACGTTGATGCGGACTTTGGTGTATTTCGGCAGTTCCGGCGTTGTCGTATACCCGGAAGCGCTACGACCAATAAAAACCGATTCAGACAAGGATCCTGTCACCTCCGAACGTGAGGACATACCCAGCAGTATCCACGAGATAGTGTGTCTCGATGCCGATCTCATTTAGCCGAACAAGACGGAGCTTTCCATCGTCCGACATGATGAAATTTCCCGCGTACATAGCGGCGATGTATCCGAGGATTTCCCTCATCGCATATCCTCCGGGATATTGCACCGGATAGCCGCGCTGCATGATGTCAGACGTGCGTGTATCGACCTCCACGCCAATATGCCCAGCAATAAGGTTTACAACGTCAATATCCGTTTTGGGCCATTCGCCAATATCACCGTTCACGGGAAAATCGTTCTCGGCCTTTAGCATTGCGTCGTACCCGTGGAATACGATTTCGTCCGTGCTCTCTCCATCGGAGCGTGTGTCTATATAGAAAACGCCCTTCGGTATCCACTCGCTTTCCTTCGTGTCGTTCACAGCGCGGATAAACGGCTTGATGGAGGACATTCTCTTAATCGTCGCCGTCGGCTTTACCATCGTGACATCAATTTCCGCAGCGACACAGCACCCGACCATCGGCTTATCGTCCGTGAAAAGGTGCTGCGTGGTCTTGATCTCTTTGAGCATGTTCCCGCCGTATCCGCCGGAATCGGAATCGTAATAAATCCTCGTCCCGCCAAACGTGATATAATCGGCGTGCTCATCGATCAAATAAAACTCGTCGCCGATGACGAGCTTGGTCTCGAACCAATGCGTACCGGCGACGATTTCCTTGTAGGTTGCGCTTGTGTTCTGCATGGCTATCTCTCCACAAGGGCGAGCGCATCAATGTTCCAGCGTTCTTTCCCATCACCGAAAGATGTATCGACCGTAGCCTTGCCGGTGCTGTTGTACATCGTCGTGACTTGCGTACCCTTTAACCACGGGTTTGTGTATGTTACTTCGACGTACTCCGGCATAAGCGTCGGTAGAACGATCTCGGCGTCTTTGGTGTACAGCGGCTTAAAAGTTGCATCAATGCGGAATTTCGTTGCGATCCGCGCCCGGTGCATCGTGTAATCCATCGTGCGCCCCGCGTCCGAGCTGTCGCCATCCTCTCTGGTCACGGTGTACCCGCCGCCGTCAAGATACGGAAGCATATCAACGCCGTTGACAATCAATTTCATTTGCCGCGCCCCCTGTTCCGCTCCTCAGTGTAGGTGTACATGATCTCCCCGACCTTGCGCTTATCAAGGTAAACGTCGCTCGGTCTGATTTGTTCGTTGCCACGCGCAGTTAAACGGTCGAGAAGCGCGTCCAGCTTACTTTCCAACTCTGGGGATATACCATACCCATATCCGGAGAAAAACGCATTAGGCGGCACTACGCCGCCCATAGCAACGGCGGGCATTTTCATGCTCAAACCGGCGAACTTATCCGTCATACGGTCAACAATGCCGTCTGCGACCATCGACACCCACTGCGTGTTTCTCTCAAGCGGAATGACGGCCTCCGAGCCATCTTCACCGGCAATAAACGGAGTACCCTTTTTGACGATGCCGCCCTTGGCGAGACGCGGAATAGATACAGAGCTTGCACGCCAGTTTATACCGCCGCCGCCGAAGAATTGCAAAACGCTGCTGAACGCTCCGACGAGGTTGTTGAACATCGTAATAACGCCGTTTACAAACGCTTCCACAGTGCCAAGGATGCTGTTGATAAGGGACGCGCCCCAGCGTTTGATTTCAAGCCATACGTCGATCCACGCGCTCTTGATCTTGTCAAGCGCCGCCGACCAATCGCCTGTGGCGAAACCGTACACAACAGCGGCCAATGTTTCAAAGATAGCCTTTATAAGTGACAATGCCGTGCGAATAGCGCCGACGATATTGTTAAAAGAATACTGAACGACGCCGTAAAGCAGAATGAATACTTGCGAAAGGACGTTGCCCTTTTCGGAAAGCGTTTTCAGCGCATTGTCGAACCACCCATTGACTATGCCGCTGATCTTGTCGAAAAACGCGGTGATGTCGTCCCACCACCCGGACAGGAATGATCCGAGAGCAAGGAACGCTCCGATTGCAAGCGGTATCCACGAACCGGTGAGAAGGGCAAGACCGATACCGATTTTAAGAAATCCGGTTGACATCTCCGCGCACATGTCTTTCGTAAGGCTTCCGGTGTTGATGAAATTTTTAAAAGCATCAATCAAATCCAGAGTGCCGAAAACAATCAGCGCAATACTCGCGGCAGTTTTTCCGAACGCAAGCCCGATAGCAAGCGCCGCAATTCCCTCCAACAGGTTTTTGATAAGTCCGAGATTGTTCTTGATCTTGTCGCTGATCGCTACATCTTCATACTTGATCCCGCTGCCGGAACCGCCCCCGCCGCCGGAGGACGAATCCTGCGCAATGGTCAGCGTATCAATGCCCATGAGCTGCTTTTTCATTTCCTTTGCAGCGCCAGCGCCGGAGGATAGATTGTCGCTTAACTTTCCAGTGTTGGTTATGGCTCGCTTGAATGTGCTTTTCCCGCTAAGAGCCGCAAAGAACGCCGCGATAGCGTCTACAGCCTTTGTGATCCAGCCGATGAGCGTCTGCAATACCGGGATGACCGCAGTAAGAATTGGCGCGAACGCAGCGCCCCATGATGCCTTTAGCCCCTGTAAAGACGCTTTCAGTTCGTTAATGCTTTTCTTCGTCTCCGGGTCGTTCTCGGCATAAGCCTTTACCGCTTCAATGGTGTATTGCTTTAGCTTTCGGAAAAGAACGAACAGCGAGCGGATGCCGAT